AGGGAAGGACCATGCGTAAATTTGCATATTAGCATAAAAAAGCCGTCCCATGACAGAAGCTCCCTCCCATGAACTGCCGCCAAACGTGCGATTCGTGCGGACTTATGACGAGCTTTCCCGGCATCTCGGCTGCTCTAGGAAGACAATCCAGCGCATCCAAAGGGAGCGGGCTGACTACCCATCACCGAGGGCGGACGGGCGTCACAACGTCGCGGAGTGGATGAAATTCTTCACTGACAACGCGATTGCCAAGACTGACCCAGAGGGCGCAGACGAAGACAAACCCGTGACCGTTGCCGACTGGAAAGCCCGTGAACTTCAGCTCAAATGCCAGAAGCTCGAAATCGAAACGATGAAGATTCTGGGGAAGCTAGTGGACGCAAACGCAGTAGAAGCTGGAATCTCAGTGATCATGGGCGCGGCCCGGCAGGCGCTCAATAACCTGCCCGGCTCGCTCGCGCAGAAGATGCTGCACCTCACTGACTTCCACGAGGCGGAAGAGATCGTGCAGGGCGCGGTTGATACCGTGCTCCGAACCTTGGAGCGATGCGAGTTCTTCGCGGAGGATGGCCCCACGGCGCCACCGGTTGAAGACGAGGAAGATGACGACGACTCCGACCTTGATGACGAGCCTTTGAGCATCACGAAACGAGCAACGAAACAGGCGAAGAAACGAGGGAGGTCGCGCAGGTGAAGACTGACATTGACCCTTCGCACCTCGCCAGCTTCGCGACGATTGCCCGCAAGGTGATCAAATCGACGATGCAGGTCCGGCCCGTGCAGCGAGTCTGGGAATGGATTGATAAAAACGTCGTAATCCCGCAGATCATCGGCTCACTCAATCCCGGCCCGCTCGACACTTCCCTCATGCCCTTTTGGCGTGGCATCTACGACATCTACTGGCAGAAAAAGACGCATCACATCACGCTTTGCTGTTCTGCTCGATGCGGCAAGACACTGTTTTCCATCGCCGTCGTGCTTCACAAAATCGCCGTTTGGCCCGGCCCGATTCTTTGGGTGGACCCGACGCGGAAGACGGCCATGCAGTTCAGCCGGACAGAGCTTCAGCCTCACATCATGGAGTGCGTGCCTTGTGCCGAGAAGGCCATTATCGACCGCACACATTGGATCACGCTCTTGATGCACTTTGTGGGCATGGTGTTTCGCGTCGTGGGCGGCGGGAGTGCGGCAGAGCTTGCTGGGTTTCAGGCCGAGTTGATCGTGCTCAATGAGTCCGACAAAGTGAAGCACACGACGGACGGAGAGGCCAACACGCAAGACCTCGCTATTGCCCGCTCGAAACAGTTTCGCTTCACGAGGAAGATCGTGGAGAACTCAACGCCGACGACGGAATGGGCGCGAACATGGACGAGGTTTAAAGCTGGTTCCCAGACGCACGTTTATCTTCCCTGCCCGCACTGTAAAGCGATGCAGCGGCTCACGTTCTTTTCAGAGGAAAAGGAAGTCCCATTCGGTCCCGATGGCAAGCCACTGGCGGAGGGCGAGAAGCACGTCGAAAAGACCGGGCGCTTCAAATTCGAGTCATGCAAGACACCGGGCGGCAGCTATGACCTCGAAGCCGTGGAGCGCGGCACCGTTTACGAATGCGGCTCCTGCCTTGCCGAGATCGAGCAGAGCCATCAATCGTGGATGCTTCGCCGTTACGAACTGCGCAGCCATAACCCGAAGGCCGCAGTTGATCACGCCAGTTTCCATGTGTGGGCGGCTCTCTCGCCTTTTGAAGGCTGGGGGATCATCGCGAAAGAGTTTCTCCTAGCCCGTGGGAACGTCTCGCGGATGCATAACTTTTACAACTCCACGCTGGGCTTGCCGTTCATTCGCAAGGCCACGGATGTGAAGCAAACCGATCTTGATTCAGCGATTGCCCGCTCGCCTGAATACCTGATCAAGGAAATCCCGCGCAAGCCGGAGATTCTGACCATGTGCGTTGACGTTCAGGGCGCGTGCTTTTGGTGGAGTATTCGAGCCTGGGGGCTGGCCTTTGATCAGCCTGAGTGCCCCGTGTGGTCCTCCCTTGTGGACTACGGCAGCGCCGTTTCGTGGGATCAGATCGAAGAACTGGCAGGTATCAAACCAGACAGCCACGGAGAACAGAACGGTTACTTTTTCGCGGGCGAGAAATACAGCGTTTATGCTGGCCTCATTGACTCCGGCTTTGAATCTCAGATCAATAAAAAGGTCTATGAGTTCACGCGGAAAAACGCCGATGTCTTCAGCCCATCGAAAGGGGGCGGGTGGGCTCAGCTTCGCGGAAATGATGTCCGAATGTCGCCCGTGGATGATGATCAGCAAGACCTTGTCTGGTATTACGATGAGGGCGCGAAACAACAGTTCTATTACGGGTGCATTAAGGAGCATAAAACGCTCTGGTGGCTACCTCGTAACGTTGGCAACGATTACCGAGATCAGATGTGCAATGAGCACACGGAAGAAAAGATGATGCCCGATGGCACAACGAAACTCGTCTGGGTTTGCACTGGCGACAACCATCTCGCCGATACTGAAAAGATGCACCAAGTAATGAGCGGCATCATTGAAACGAAGTTCTTGGAGACGATCCGCGAGGAGTGGCTTTCGAAGAATGCGCCAGCCGTTGAAGAGTAAATCCTCATCTCAATCCAAACCCCTCCCTCCTCCCCAGCAAATAGGAACCCTGCCAGCTTTGTTTATCCTCGCGCCAGCACAGCACTTGCCGCTCCCTGCGAGTAATCCACGATTGGCGCGGTGGATGGCACTGGAGTTCTCACCTCCTGCATTTGCGCGCTGCTGGCGTCTCCGCTTCGCTGCCCTGTTTGATGGACGGTGGGCAAGTAACCAACAAAAAAGCCGACCTCTGGCAGATGATCGGCTTTGTTGCGGTGTTCCCGTGAGGAAGTCGCTTTAGAAGGGCGATGGTTCCTGCCAGAGTGTCAACCTATTTGTAATTTGACACTGGCGGCAGTTTAGGCTAACTGCAAGCAGAAATTTACTTTCGTCTTTCAGTTAGCGGGAAAACCTAATCTCTCACATGTGAGATTTTGCAACCTTTGACAGGTTCCGCCTCGTAAATGACCGCCGACGACTTTGTAAACATCCTTGTCACAGAAATGGAGGCCGATGCTTCCACGGCTCTGTGCGATAAACTGATGAAGGACGCGAGGGCTTCCATTCTCAGCGGCAAGGGAACCATTGGACACCTCACCAGCTCGTCTCTGAACGGCAAGAGCTTCCAGCGGAACGTTCAATTCTCAGCTTTGGAGGTTATGAATTGCTGCCGCCGCGCTCTGACGATGTATGCCAGCACAGACGGCGATGATGACGGCACCGTTTCGGCAACCCGCCCTGATTTCCGAGGATTCCAGCCATGAGTGATATTACCGCAGGCATGGGCGCAGCCGCATACGACGCCACCACCGATTCGCCAACACGGCGCAGCTTCATAGCGTTCCCGACGAACAGCCGCAGGGAGCTAACGCCGTGGACTCGGCGCGAAGTGATCAAAAAGCACCGCGCACTCGAAGCTAACTGCGCATTCTTAACCCGCATCAAAAGCAAATTCGCCCGGCAGGCCATCGGCACCGGCATCCATTTTCGATTCGAGACGGAAGATCAGGCGTTTAACGACGCAGCCCGCCGCGATGTCGAAACGTGGTGGAACAACAAAGACGCCTACAGCATCGACGGCAGTGTTGACGGCTGGGAATCGAAGCGCCTCGCCGCCGAAACGATCATCTTGGACGGCGAATACAACGCCGTCATGGTCAAAGGAGAGTCGGGATGGCCGATGATTCAGCCTCTCGACGTGTTCGAGATCGAAACGCCACCGCTCGGCAAGGGTGATTCACCCGCGATGTGGGACGATGGCGTGAAAGTGAACGAGTTCGAGCGCCCGCTGGCCTATTCGGTCCGATCCCTGCCCAAAACGGGCAACGAAGCCTTCCGACTCATCGCCAAACAGGACGTTATTCACCTCTTCAAACGCCGCCGCGCCCGTGGACATCGTGGGATGCCTTGGGGTTACTCTGGCTTGAATCAGGGCATCGACGCCCTCGACCTCAACGCGCTCGTCACCGGCACCGCGAAGCTGCATTCGGCCCTTGCCGTCGCTGTGAAAGGCACTGGCAAGCGTGGGAAGAAGGGCGCGTTTAACAAGATCGAGACCGGCAATGCCACCGATCCAACGAACACACAGCCTCTCGAAAAGGTATTCGGTTCAATGGTGAACTACCTCGGCGAGCATGGAGAATTGCAGCTTTTGACGAGTAATCACCCAGGGCAGAACGTGCTGGAGTTCATTAAACTGCTTTTCCAGCAAATGTGCCTTGGCTATGACCTGCCTTTTTCCGTCATGTGGTCAATGACTGAAGGCGGAGGCACTTCCGTTCGTTACGACGCTGAAGATGCGCAGTCTGCCTTTGATCAGCTTGGCGACCTCGTGACGTGGCAATTTGTCCGCCGTGAGATCATCTGGAAGGTGGCGACATCCATCAAATCAGGCCGCATCGCGCAACCAAAAGACCCGTTTTGGTTTGATAAGATCCTTTTCCGTGGCCCTCGCAAGATCACCGTGGACGTGGGCAGGATGGCGAACGCCTTCAAGACGCTCACGCGCAACTGCGGCATGTCCATTCCTCGCTTTCTCGAAGAGCAGGGACTCGACGCCGATGCCGAGATGTCCGATCAAATCCGATTCCTCGCCCGCACCAAAGCGAAGTGCGAAGCCGAAGGCGTTGACTTCAATATGCTCTATGAGCCTACGCCCGGCGTGATCAACCAACTCAATATGCAGTCCCAGGAATGAAAACTTACCCTCACCTTTTCTCGAAGCTCTTTTGTTCGGCGCTGATGCTCCGTCCGATTGAGCGAAACGCCTTCGAGCAGCACCTTTTGCAGCACATGGGACTGACTGGCGCTCCCGGCCCGATGATTATCGGCGGTCAAGCCATCGGACATCCTGAACCAAAGGCGATGGATGAACGCGAGGCCACCTACCGGCGTGGGCGCGTCTTCGAGAAGTTCGGAGACGTGGCAGTTATTCACATCGACGGAGTGATCGACAAGCGCGTTTCGATGTTTGACCTCGACTGCTACGGCGGCGTTGACCTTGCCGACGTTGATGCCGCGCTTTCCCGCGTGGCAGGTGACGCCAGCATCTCCAAAGTCGTGCTCGACATCAATTCACCCGGCGGCTCCGTTGTGGGTGTTCACGAAACCTTCACCCGCGTTCGTGAACTTGCCGAAACCAAGGAAATTCACGCCTACGTCAACTGTCTTTGCTGCTCTGCGGGCTATTACATCGCCTCCGCCGCTGACGTGATCGCCGCCGCTCCATCGGCCATCGTTGGCAGCATCGGCGTCTATATCGCCATGCTGGACGCCTCGAAATGGGCAGAGATCGAAGGACTTTCGATGCAAATGATCAAGGCTGGCAAGTGGAAGGACACAGGCTCTCCGTGGCGTCCGCTCACTGACGAAGAAAAAGCCAAGCTCCAAGCCTCCGTTGATTCGATGCACGCTCAATTCCGCGCCGCCGTCCGCACCAACCGCGACGTTGAGGATGACGCGATGGAAGGCCAATGGATGCCAGCCGAGGAAGCCGAAAAGCTCGGACTCGTTGACAGCCTAACCATTGAGACCCTCGACGAATACGTTTCGCGCCTGCTCTAATTTTGACACCATCGAAACAAATTAATCCTATGTTCACGTCCACTAAAATTGCAGACCTTCAGACCAAAGTCGGGAATCTTGAGTCCCAGCTTGCCGAGTCTGCCGACGCTCTCGCCTCTCTCCGCGCTGATTTTGAGGCAACCTCTGCCAATCTCGCCACTGCTGAAGCTCAGGTAACGGCACACGCTGCCACGATTGCCAGCCTCGAATCTGCATCCGTGCAAGCTTCCGCTGACTTTGAAGCTGCGGTGAATACTGAAGTTACCGCCCGCCTCGCTGGCGCTGGTGACGACCCTGTGAAGCGTGACCCTGAAGCCCGCACTGGCGAGCCAAAGGAACTTACCCGCGCCGAGTTCCGCAAACTCAAGGCTGGCGAAAAGCGCGAGTTCTGCGCTGCTGGCGGAAAAGTCACCGACTAACCAATCACTCCCAACACTCTCACCTAGAAAACCAATATGGCTAATACCCTCTCAAATCTCATTCCTGACGTTTATGCCGCGCTTGACGTGGTTTCTCGCGAACTCGTCGGCTGCATTCCCGGCGTCTCCCGCGACCCGAAGGCAGACCGACTTGCCACGAATCAAACCCTGCGCGTTCCGCAGACTCCGGTCAATACAACCGCGACGTTCACGCCTGCTATGGCTGTGCCTTCCGCGATTGATCAGACCATTGCCAACGCCACCGTCACGCTCAGCAAAAACAAGTATGCCGGGTTCTCTTGGACTGGCGAAGAAGTCGGCAGCATGGACGCAGGTCCTGGCTTCCTGACCATCAAGCAAGGCCAGATCGCTCAGGCTTTCCGCGTTCTCGTCAATGAGATGGAGAACGACCTTTGCGACGCCATCGCCGCTGGCGCATCCCGTGCTTACGGCACCGCAGGCACAACTCCCTTCGCCTCCACCCTTGGCGACTCTGCCCAGGTGCGCAAGATTCTCGATGACAACGGCGCTCCAAGTTCAGGCCGCTCGCTCGTGATCAATACCGCCGCTGGCGCTGCTCTCCGCACTCTCGGCCAACTCACGAAAGCCAACGAAGCCGGAAACAGCATGACTCTCCGCGATGGCGAACTGCTCAACCTGCACGGGTTCAGCGTTCGTGAGTCCGCTCAGATCAACGGCGCAACCGCTGGCACTGGCGCGAGCTACCTCATTAACGAGGCTGGCGGTTATGCCGTGGGCTCTACCGCCCTGACGCTCGACACCGGCACCGGAACCATTCTGGCTGGCGACATCATCACCATCGGCAATCACAAATATGTCGTGGCCTCCGCTCTCGCCGCCAACGTCGTGACCATCGCCGCTCCCGGCCTTGTCGCTGCCGTGGCAAACAATGACGCCGTGACGGTGAACGCAACCAGCGCCCGCAACCTCGCCTTCACCAGCGACTCCACGGTTCTCTGCACTCGCCTGCCAATGTTCCCGACTGAAGGCGACCTCGCCATCGACAACGAAGTGATCACCGATCCTCGCACTGGTATCAGCTTCGACCTTCGTGTTTATCCCGGCGACGGCATGGTGCTCTATCGCATTCATGCTCTCTGGGGCTTCAGTGTCCTCAAGAAAGCTCACGCTGCGATTCTTCTCGGCTAATTCATTTCTGGATGTGGTGTCCAGTTTGTTGCATGGGACAGCGGCCTCGAAAGGGGCCGCTCTTTTTTGTGGCGTGACACTTCGCGCAAAGCATGAGTGATTTTTCAGACTTTGCGGATTTCGGCATGAACGAGGCCGAAGATGTATTCGGGCTAACGACGTGGACGATGGACGGAAAGAGTTACTCCGGCGTCTTGAACGAATACGAAGGCGAGCAGGAGATCGAGATGGATGGACTACTCGCCAGCTACAACGCCACGTTGGTCTGCTCCAAGGCTCAATTCAGGATGCTCGCCAAACCGCTTCAGAGCACGTTCCGAAATAAGACAATCATCATCGACGCCGTGAGCTATAAGACCGCCCGCGTTTCTGTGGATAGTAGCTCTGTAACCCTTGGACTGAAGATCGCACGATGATCATGGGAAAGATCAGGACGGAGCGTTTGCAGCGCATCATCCGCGAGTTTCCGCGTGAGACTGAGGCGGAGATGGATGCGTTCCTGACCAATAACGTCCGCGTTCTGATTTCCTCGTCTGGCAAGGTTCCCGGCCTTGTGCAAGTCACGCCACCGTTTCACAAAGGCGTTGAAGGAAAGGCCGCTCAAACGCACGGGCAGGCCAAGATTAAAGGCGACATCAAACGAGTTTTTGCATCGGCAAGCTACGCATTCAAGATGATCGCGGCTAAGTCACCGATCATGGCGGAGGTTTTCTGGCGTCACTTGAAGCGCCGCGAGTTCGTCAAAGCTCAAGCCGTGCTCAGCAAATATAGCTCAAACGTGAGGCTCAGAGGTGCCGCTGTGGTATCAGCGCCAGACGTGACCTTGCACGAAAAAGCGCGAGGCAAAAACACGGGCGCAGTTCCCAAAAGTCGCCACGTCGCGCAGGTCATCGCCAACGAAGGAAAGCTCAATTCCTACATTCGCAAAAAGCAAAGCCGAGTCGGCTATCTTGCATCAAGCATTCCGGTAGCCGTTGGCGGTCAATTCGGAAACCTGCGAGGCATCCCGGCATGGGTAATGAAGCAAAAGTCACGTCTAGGCTATGTGAAGCGGCGGAAAAGCGGGCAGAAAAAGAGCGTTACTTTGGGTATCAACTCCGGCGCGTATGGCGTTCAACGGCGCTTTGATTATGTGCTCAGCTATCGGCTAAGCGCAATGGAGCGTGAACTTCCATACATCGCATCTAGGCTCGAAAAGAAACTCCGCGCCCGCCTTTCCTAACTGACAAGCTCTCCGAAATATGACGAACACCGAAACACTCATCCCGCAGCTTTTGTCCGACTACGCCACCACACGGCGAACGGACTTATCCTTGCCTGATTCGACGGCGCTTCCTTTCGTCGTTGCGCCTTACATCGGCGAGCAGCTATTCCCTCGAATCGTGTTCGTGACGACCTCTGTCGAATCGAAGCACCCGAAGCGCATGAGCCTGACGATTTCCGTGGAGCTTCAGACCGCTGGCGAAGATCAGGCCACGGCAGAGGAGAACACCTGGACGGCTGGCATTCGCTATATCCTCGCCGATGCGGCAGCTTTTGAGGCGTGGCTACAGGCTCAGACTACCGCCGTCCGCACTGGTTTTTGGATCACGAAGTATCGCATCGCGCCCGAAGTCGCCAGCATGGGCATCGAAGGAGACAGGCGCGGACGCAAGACGGAAGTGATCGTGAATGTTCGAACCGATGAACTCGCGCCCGAAGCACTCGCTTAAATTTGACACACCTCCCGAAACGATATGAAGCGATTCCTCCTCTCCCTCTTTCTCGCCGTCTCCGCGCTCTCCCAAGCTGCCGACATCTCAATCACCGCCGCCAACGTGGTTCCAAGCTCGAGCGCCGTTATTCGTTACGCAACGGCAGGCGCAACCGTGACCGCTGGACAGCTTGTTTACCTCGACACCGCTGATACTGACGCTCAGGGCATCGGCAAGGCCAAGCTCTCCGACGCCAATGGAGCCGCAGCCCTCCGCGTTATCGACGGAATCGCGGTCAACTCGGCATCCGCCGGGCAGGTGATCGCCTACGTCGTTTATGATCCCGCTCTCGTCATCGCTGCCTCCGGTTTGACGGCGAACCAGATTCTCATTTCGTCCGCTACCGCTGGCGGCATTGCTCCAAGTGCCGACCTGACTACGGGCTGGTATTTGACCGTCATTGGCGTCGTGAAGTCTGGAACGACCATCTTTTTCAGAGCACCCGGCCACGTCTCCGGCGCGGCTTCCTAATCACCCTTTCAACCTCTGACTTCCTACCACTATGGCAGCACCCGCAGCAGTTCACATCCACGGATCAGCCGACTCGCTGAACGATCTCCAAGACGAGGAGAATCTCGACGTTGAGGAGTTCAAGGCGAAGACCTCGCGTGAGACTCGTGACCGTAAAAACCGTCACGGCAACATTCGCCGCCGCGAGTATTTCAACCCGATGGTTTCCATCAGCCTGACCGCGTTCATCATCACGCAGGCTGGCTTGGCAGATCAGCATCCCGGCACTCGCGTCACTGCTTTGGTCAACTTCGCGGCCTCCCGTCGCGGTATGGACCCCGCAGTCGGCACGATGATGCTGGACGACACTGAAGAAACCTTGAGCCTTGAAGAAGACCTCAAGACGAGCATGAACATCACGCACGCTCCGTTCGTCATCACCGCGTAACCCGCTTCTCCAGCCCCAGCATGAAGATCAATCGAGCCGCTCCGGCTTATACGCGAACCACAAACGTAGAACTCGGAGCGGCTCTTTCCGTTTTGGGCATTGAGATCAAATTGGATCACTCCGTTGATAAGCTCTCAGGGCAGGCGTGGAAGACGCTGCTCATCGGCCTTGATTCCGTGCCTTTCGAGGCCATTGGAGCAACGAACGCGGACGGCGAAGCGCCGATGCCGTCGCACAACACGCAGCTAGTCTTGGGGCTGCTCAAAAAAGGAATGCTCCAAGAAAAAGACCCGACGCACCCGGCGCTAGATGTCCTGCGTGCGTGCAAAGCTGCCGACGCTCTACGGCTTTGGTGCAAAGGCACAGAGCACGTTCTGACCAAGGTCAAAGGCGTGGAGAGATGGGCGCTAGTGCCCGGCCAGATTCCGCCGTCGCTCAAGTCTGGCACAGCTCTTTTCGGCACGCGGGATTTGAAGCTCGCGGCCTGCCTTTGTGTGCTCGGCTTTCCCATCGCGAGGCTTGAAGGCAACGCGCCCGACACGCTATTTTGTTTCCAAGGCCAAAGCCTCACAATGCCGCCCGCAGTCGCATCCGATCTTGCGCAGGCAGTCCGCACGCAGAGGTTGCAGGCCGAGTCTCCTGAACACCCGTTACTCTGGATGATGCAAGGGCTTATCAATCGTGACGCCATCGGCGAGATGATGCGCTCGCGGGCACCTCTTGTGCTCATCCGCGCCCCCGGCACCGGCAGAGCTTCCCTTGTCAGCGCCAAGGCCAAAGGACGAACAATGGACAGAGTTAAACGACACCTCAGAATCCCATGACACCCAAAGAACACGAAGAAGACTTCACCCTTCCCGAGTCGGAATCCTCCGCCATCGCCGCGCCCATTATGGTCATTGACGGCGTTACCAACGACGAAAGCACCAAGCCGGAGGAAGTGCAGAACGCCTTTGGAGCCGCCCCTTTTTTCTGGAAGGACAAGGAGTTGGCACCGTTCGCCATTGATCGAGAGGGCGACTGGCTACGTCATCGCGAGATGCTCGAAGATGCGCCCCTTGATGAAGTGATTCGCAAGCCGTTTGCAATGGTTCCCGACGCTCTCCGCCTGCTTTGGTTCCTCTCGCATGAGCCGAACGATTGGCTTGGAATCCCCGGCATGAAGGAAGTGGAAACGGAAGACGGCGGCACTCGCTGGATTCGTCTCACCGGCAAAGATCGCGCCATTGAACTCGAAACCCGAATCAGGGCATGGGCGAATGAGAACGTGACGCACTCAGAGGCAACGATGGCTGTGGGCATGTTCTACGACATCTATAACCGCGCTCAAACTACCCGCGCCATTGCCAAACCCAGCGAACGCCACGACGCGCAGAAATCAAAAAACTAGCCCGCCCGGCGACGAGTGCCGCTTACATCTCACTTGTCAGCCGGGCATGTCCCGCACTTAATGAACACTTCATCCGCTACCATCTGCCGCAAGAGCGAGGCTGGAGCTACATCCACCAGTTACTTCTCGAAGGCGGCGCGGAGATGCGCTGGCCTAAAAGTGAAGACAACGCCGAGGGCCGATGGTGGAAGCGCGTCCTCAAGTCGTTTGGCCTTTGACAGTCTAACCTGATTACATGAGCGCAGAAGTCACACTAGGATGGAACAACGCACGGCTCGCCGCTGGTGCAAGGCAGGCCAGCGCAATCGTGGATTCAACCACGTCAAAGATGCGTTCGGCATTTGCCAGCATCGCTGCCGCTGGCGTCGGATTTATAGGCGTTCGTGAGATCGTTGACGCCACGGTTAAATACGACTCACTGCGTCTCGGCATGGTAAGCCTGACCGGCAGCGTTGAGGACGCAACGGATCGCATGAGCGAACTACGCACGCTCGCAAAAGACCCCGGCCTTGGATTCGCTCAAGTCGTTGAAACGGACATCCGCCTGCGTTCTGCGGGCATCTCCGCCAGCGTGTCAGAACGTGCTATTCGCGAGTTCGGAAACGCTCTGGCAGTCGTCGGCAAAGGCAAAGAAGAACTCGACGGCGTGGCGCTGGCATTGTCCCAGATTGCCAGTAAGGGCAAAGTCAGCGCCGAGGAAATCAATCAGATCGCCGAGCGCGTGCCTCAAATCCGAACAGTGATGAAGGATGTCTTCGGCACTGCCGACACTGAGAAGTTGCAAAAGATGGGCATCACATCGGAAGAGTTTATCGACCGCGTAGTGAAGGGCTTGGAAAAGATTCCTCGCGCCATTGTGGGCTTGCAAGGCAAGTGGGACAATCTCACAGACTCAATGACATCGCGTCTTGCCGATATTGGAACCGGCATTGCTCAAGGCATTTTAGGGCCAATGGAGAACACCACTGAAGCTCTCGAAAACTCAAGGATTCAGGCTGAAGGATTCGGCCAATCAGTCGGCAGTTTAATCGGTATTATTTTTGATCTTGGGAAAGGTTTTGGATTTGTCGTTGATGAAGTGGGGCAATTCGCCGCCGTTGCCGCCAACCTCGCTGGCGACACTCTGGCAAAATACATTCCAGCTCTCTCCGACTGGAAACAAGAGGTCAAAGAGTTCAACGAGGCCGAATTACTCTCTGCTGACGCCGTTCGCAAACTGGCGGAGGAGGAGCGTATTTGCGTCGCCATCCAAAAGGCGCTAGCGGCATCCGAAGACGCTCTAACCAAAGCGGCAAATGATCGAGCTGAAGCTGAAATTAAAGCGACCCGCGCCATCATCGAGAAAAACAAAGCCGCCGAAGATAGCTTCAGGACGCAGCTTCAAAAGACTGAAGATTCACGTCTAACGGATGAAGAAAAGCTCGAAAAAGTGAAGGCCAAAATTCTTCAAATCGACCGCGAATTGAACGCAGTCAGCGGGCAAGTCGGAGGCACAGAGATTGCTTTCAAGCTAAATGAAGAACGTCTAAAAACAATGGACGAACTTGACAGGCTTTCAAAGTCGATTCAGAAAACCAACGAAGAAAGCAATAAAACGGAAGCCGAGAAACAGGCCAAGATGGCGGAGGAAGTCGCTGCAAAAGAGCAAGCCATGCAGCTATTCGCACTTGAGCTAGCCATTGCCGAAGCCGCTAGCCGTGGGCAGGACGCGAAGGTTGCGAAGCTCGAACGTGAACGTGACATCATCGAACAGACCACCCGGCTGATGAATGAACTCGGCATCGGTTATGACGAAGCCGCCAAGATGGCAGAGCGCCTTGTGAACGCCGAGACGAAAGCCGAAGCTCGAAAGAACGGCGGAGACGGCGAACGCTCAAAGATTCGCGGATACTCACAAGACCAAGGCGATGCCGCCGCCGCACGAACACGAGCAGGAACACGAGTTGACGAAGCGCGGGCAAACGCCACTGCCGCCACCACTCGCGGATTCTCTTCCTTTGCCGAGATCGACGCAGCGCAAAAGACCAAGTTTGGCAATGCTTTTGGAAACGCGCCAGCCGAGCAAGCCGCAGTCAAAACAGAGTCGCCACTGACTCAGGTAATGGACCGCCTCGACAAGTGGGCGAACTCCACAAGTGAAACCATCGAAAAAGCCTTCCAGTAATGCCAGCACCCGCACAATGCCTTTCATACGGCGCACTTGAGGAACAAATCGGAGGATTGCGTTGGAGACTCCGCGCCCGCGATTTCGATTCGTGCATCTACTCCGTCGATTCAGCGGATGAAGATTTCGTTGTCCCCGGCTCGTCACTGCCGGGCTACCCTCACATGAAGGCGACTGACGTTCAGCCTGAACAGGTGGGCGACGTTTGGGTTTTCAGCGGCACCGAATACAAGGGATTCAAATCGCCGACTGAGATGTGGCGGAAATTCGCGCAGACGAAAGCCTCGCCCTCAGAGGGCTTTGATAACATCGCGCTCACCATCGGCACACGCACTCCGAATGATGCCATCTTCGCTCGTGGCGCGACGGCTCCTACGGCAGATATGGTTTCACCGGAGTTCCCGAATATGTTCATTATGGACAAGTCGGAAGAAGATACGGACGTTGACGGTTACAAGATTCTCAACCTTCAGCTTCGCGGACTCATCGGCGACAAGCCCTATACCCGCCGCGTTTCGTGTGCTGCTCAAACAATCACGCCAGAGGGCAACTGGACGATCTACTCGTCCTACAATGAAGAAGGCGAAGTCGTCACCGGACTCTCTGCCCACGGCTCCGTTCCCGTTGAGATATCGCTTGCCAAGCTCGTCGTCACAGATTCATTCGTGACGTTGACGGAGCCTCCATTCGGCGGCATTCCCGGCAACCTCACGCCCGACGATGCGCCCACCTTCACTGAACTTGATTTCTGGACCTATGGCAGCGTGCGCTACCATTGGCCTTTCGGCTGGCGTCGTGCTTCCATCACTGCCGAGAAACTGCCCGGCGTGTCCGTTTGGTTCTGGTCCGTTGTTTATGAGTTCCAGCAAAAAGTGCTCCCCGATTGATCTATGAAAACTAGCAAACCCAAAGCCGCACCAAAGGACGAATCTCCCGAACTGCCACCCATTAGCGAGATGATGCAGAAGCTCTTGAAAGGCTTCCAAGCACAGCCCGGCCATTGGTTCTACCACATTGACCAGTTCGCCGCCGATGTCGAAGCGCAGCTTGTGAGCCGTGGCCTCGTCATCCGTGACGAGATCGAAAGCAAAGGCCGGACGCTCGTCCGCTACTGTGGAAAACCCGACGCGAACACGCCCCCAGCCGTTGAATTGTGAGACTGACCAATCATGGCAATCCCTCGCTATCGACTCCGCAGAACACGCGGCTTCGCAACCGTCCGAGATTTAAAGGACTGGCTGACTTGGCTCGCGCCCAAGATGGAAGCGATGGGAAAGATCGACGTTCGAGGCGCGAAGTCGTCAACCGTGCAGGCGGACGGCACGACTCACTATAGACTCGAAGCGGCTTCGCACGTTGGACCGCCCGGCCCTGACGGCTCGCCAGTCCCAGGCCCAGATGGCCCGCCCGGCCCGACAGGTGGCCCCGGTATCCCTGGCATGTTCTCACCTCCCGGCCCAGAAGGACCAGCGGGACCGCCCGGCCCCGCAGGACCGCCAGGATTGCCCGGCGTTCCCGGCGAACCTGGGGACGAATCAAAGACGGCCATCGTTGAGAACGATCTTGGAATCTACGGATTCGCTGCCGTGGAATGTGGCGAGGCGCTCTTTCGGGATCATCTCATTTTCACGCACCAAGGATCTATGATGCGCGTGGCGATGGACGAACGCTGGCTTGTCACGGTATCGGATGTGAAGATTGAAAGCGTGGTGACGAGTGAGCCCGCGAAGGTTTCCGTCACGTTGGAATCGTCATTGATCCTCATCGAAGTTTCCAGCCCCGTAACCGTCACCGTTACACTCTGCGGCATCCGTCGCGGATTCGAGTCCGCCGCATGGCCGCGATTTACAGCCGATCAAATGCGCGCTAACAATGCGTTTTACGCGGCAGCACATCGCCCATGAAAGCAGACCAACAACGGCAATACAAATTCCCAAAACCGGGACTCCTTCACGCCGAAGCTCTGGCGCGCATGATTCAATGGGTGGGCGGAGTGCTCGGCTACGATACGACCTACTACAACGCGAAGCAGGACGATACGATTTATGACGGCAGCAAGCTCGTTGATTTCCGCAACCTTGGAGCGCCCGGCCCTCCCGGCACAGATCAACCCGGCCCGCCCGGCCCTCCCGGCGACTTAGGTCCGTATGGCCCCGACGGCCCCGACAATCTCATCCCCGGCCCTCCCGGCCCCACGGGGCCAACAGGAGGCCCAGGCCCGCCCGGCCCCGGCGGAGCACCCGGCGAGCCCGGCGATAAATTCGCCATCGTTGAAGCTGGCGGCATGTTCGTCGGCATGGCCGCGCTCGAAGCGCCGCGCCCTTATTTCATCGAACGTCTCACCTTCAAAGCCAATGAGAGTGCCGTCACTATCCCGGCCCTTTTTCTCGGCACGATTGAGCTTTCATCCCTGCGCGTCATGGCTTGCAACGTGCCCGCCGTGGGCGTGAGAATTGACGGCATTTCCGTCGCCATCTCCAGCAAGCATTCGGGAGGCATCGTGACCGTGATTGGCATCCGCCGTGGATTCAACGGGTGGCATTTCAAGGACTACACCATTGACCAAAAGCGGAACAATGATCAGTTCTACAACTCCGCGCACGCATGAAGACGGCCTATAAACTCAAACGCAAAGGCGGATTCGCCTACGTTTCGGACGCCCGCGAGTCGATGGCTTGGATCATCAAGAACATGCCGAACGGCGCATCATTCGAGCCGATGAAGTCCGAAAGCGTAGAGTTCGTGAGGGTGGACTTGCCCGCAGGCACTACCGGCCCGGCTGGCGATAACGCGGTTGATCCCGGCCCGCCCGGCGACCCCGGCCCCGCAGGCCCGCCCGGCCCGCCCGGCCCCCTTGGCGCATCTGTTCCCGGCGATCCCGGCCCTCCCGGCCCCTTAGTTCCCGGCCCTGCGGGTGTGCCCGGCGAACCGGGCGCAAAGCTCGCCATCGTGGAAAGCGGGAGCGAAGTCGTGGGCTTGCATGTCGTTGAGCAACCTGAAATGCGCTTCATGGACTGCCTTGATTGGCGGATTCGCAAAGGCGAGCGATTCGCGTTCGTTCGCATTCCTGAGAGGTTCATGGCGGCAGTGAGGCCATCTATCATCGTGACCGGCCTGACTTGCGAAACGGCGGGAGAACTCGGCGCATCGGTCTTCAGTGACTTCATCCAGATCGAGGCCAATCGGTCATGGTTCAGCCGGAAGGAAAAGCGAGGAACAGTGACCATTTCCGCACTTGCCAAGCATTGCCATCGCGGCAGATTCCCGCAGTTCACGGAAGATCAAAAGCTCCGCAATGACGAGTTTTGGGGCCGTGCTCTAACACCCAAGCTCACCACATTATGACGCGTAATCAATGGTATCACTCGCCCGGCGTATTAACGCCGAAGGAATGCGTAATGCTTTTGAAGTATTGCAACAAACGGTATCCGTCACAACCCGCAGTTGTCGGGCACGGTGGACAGACTCGGACTGACAATCAACTCAGGCGTTCGACGGTGCGATGGCTTGACTTTGCCGATCTTGACCTGCTCTGGTTTTTCCGCCGCATCGAACGCGAGACGCTGAAGGCAAACGCCACCTTTGGACTCGACATCCAGCACGCGAGCACGGAGTGGCAGTTGACCGAATACGACAGCGCAGATCGTGGGCTTTACGACTGGCATCAAGATTCGTCAGAGCTTTGTAAAGACCCGTTCGAGCGGAAGCTAACCCTCGTCATGCAGCTCACGCCACCCGACAAATACGAAGGCGGTCAATTCGAGATCAAAGGCGATCAGCTACCAGCGAACTACTTTCGTAACGCAGGCGACCTGCTCTTTTTCCGGTCAAACCTCTGGCACCGCGCCACCGAAGTCAACCAAGGGAAGCGGCACTCCCTCGTTTCATGGGTCAAAGGGCCGCGCCGTTGACAAACTAACCAGACAAATATGGACATCATCTTTGACCTCGCCACGAATGAGCTAACGACCGACGCGGAAGAGCTAGGGCTGAAGTGGCGGAGTCGTGAGCCTGCCCGTTTGAAGTTCGAGCGCGCCGGAGTCGCTGAATTGCTCCCGACTGGCTACGGCCTCGCTCTCTACATCGTGAAGGATGGCGAACTATTGGCAGAGGTGACTAGCTGGGAAACGCCCGGCAGCACCGCAGGCTATTACGAGGGAGAACTGATTCTCCACACGGCAGAGCTTACGGCGGCCTTTGCAACCGCTACCGTCCTGCGCATCACGACGGCTCTGGAGATTCACTGGTGGGCATCCGGCGAGGCTTCAACGCCTGCCATCTCGGACACCGATACAATCTGCCACATTGACCGCCCCGCCATTGAGCCGGAACCGGGCAGCGTGGAAGTGCTCACCGGCGGCGAGGAATGGCTCGAAGAACGCGCTCCACTTTGGTATCCGGCAATCACGGGACTCACCGGCGGCGGCTCGACGAAACTTGACGGACTCATCACCGCTGGCAAATCCTCGCTCCTAACTTCCATCTACGTCTCGTCAGAACTTCAAGACTGGATTCTGTTCTCAGGCACCAACGCGGAGGATTCAGCCAATGGCATCGTTCGTCCTGACGACTACGACGCCAGCACTAACGCTCAAGTCTGGAAGCGCGTCCGCTAATTCAAACCCCATTTTTACGACATGAAAACCGCCATCCTACTCATCACCGCAGCCGCCTTTGTGCTCCTGCCCGTGCTCGCCTTTGGGCAGACTAAAACCGTGCTCAAGAATGTGAGCGGCAACACGATCACGGAGAGCTTGACCATCGGCAGCGGCAAGACGCTCACGATTGCAGCAGGTGCCACGATCAACGCCACCGGAGCCACGATCACCGGCTTTGGCAGCGGCGGCGGATCACCCGCGTGGGGAGACATCACCGGCACCCTCGCCAGCCAGACGGACCTGAATACCGCCCTCGGACTCAAGGCCCCGCTAGCCTCTCCCACCTTCACCGGCACCGTCACCATTCCCAGCGGTGCCAGCATCTCTGGTTATGCTACGACTGCCGCTGTGGCGAGCGGATACCAGCCACTTGACGGCAATCTCACCGGCATTGCAGCCGCCGCCAGTGCCGCTGGCGTGCTGACAGACAACGGATCATCATCCTACTCTTACACAGCAACTAGCACCGGCGGAAATGGAAGCGCAGACAGCGGGAAAATCCCCAAACTAAACGCACGAGGAGGTTTGAATTTGGGCGGCAGCGCTGGCTCTGGCAATGTGCTTGAGGTCATTTCCAGCACTAGCTCTTTCGCCATTGAAGCAACAAACTCAACTTCGGGCGGAACGGCTATTCATGCGACACCAAACGGCACGAGTGTATCAAGTTTTGGAACCCATTTAACCGCCGCCTCACAAATCGCTTTTGAAATTGATGGCAGCCTCGGAACAAGCAGCAGCACAGGCATTTTCAGTTATATGCCAGGACCTGCGCTCATCGCTGCGGATGATAACTTTGCCGAGCAGGTCAGCATCTGGGGCACAGGGAGGAAGGTCCGCTTCACCGCAGAAAGTGCACGCGCAGCCTCTTACATCGACCTGACCAGTGCCACTCCAACAGGGGCACGCACCATCACCCTGCCAGATGCATCAGGCACTGTTTCCCTGCTCGGCTCCAGCATCGACCTAACCACCGAAGTCACGGGCATCTTGCCACCGGCAAACATGGGCACGGGCTCCAGCATCAGCACGAAGTATCTGCGAGGTGATGGCACTTGGCAGGCCATCTCAGGCGGTGGGGATGCCCTCACCAGTGGCACGCTCGCCCAGTTCGCCGCCACTACCTCCGCCCAGCTTCGAGGTGTGCTGAGCGATGAATCTGGGACTGGCGAGATTTTAACGACCAATGGTAGCGCAGCCAGCCTCACCAGCTTCCCGACTTTGAACCAAAGCACTACGGGTAATGCCGCCACGGCCACAGCTCTGCAAACAGGCCGAACCATCAACGGCACCACCTTTGACGGCACCGCCAACATCACCGTCACCGCCGCCGCTGGCACTCTCACAGGCACCACGCTCGCCAGTGGTGTCACCGCCTCCAGTCTCACCAGCCTCGGCACCATCGCCACCGGCGTTTGGCAGGGAACGGCCATCGCGGACAGTTACATTTCGAGCGCCTCGACTTGGAATGCCAAGGAGGCCGCCCTCACCTTCAGCACTGGCCTCACGAGATCGACGAACACGATCACCGTCAACACGAGTCAGAACATCGCCACCCTCTCTAACCTAACCACGAACGGCATTTTGACCACCACGGGAAGTGCTGGCACATTGACCGTGGATACCACCACGAAGCCCAAGGCGGAAGCCGCTGAGATCGGCGTCGCGATCTCAGACGAGACAACGGCCATCACCACCGGCACAGCCAAGCTGACCTTCAGGATGCCACACGCCATGACGGTGACAGCCGTGCGCCTCAGCCTGACCACCGTGAGCAGCTCCGGCACGCCAACCGTGGACATCAACGAAGCTGGCACCACGATCCTCAGCACGAAGCTCTCCTGTGATGCCTCCGAAAAGACGAGCACCACCGCCGCCACGGCTGCTGTGATCTCCGACACCGCCCTCGCCGATGACGCCGAGATCACCATTGACGTCGATACCGCAGGCACCGGAGCCACTGGGGCCAAGGTCTGGATCATCGGCACCCGTTGAACCTCATGAAGCTATTCCTTCTTTCCATCGCCTGCCTCTACCTCGGCACCGCCCATGCGGTCGCAGGCTTCATCCTCAACCCCTACCGCTTCGCCGCCGCAGGCAGCAGCTACCTGGTGGACGAGGGCTTTGAGGGCACTGGCTACGAAGAAACATGGACCGAGGCAGGCACGGGCACCATCGACGAAGACCACACCGGCACCGTCATCGCAGGCAGCCAGTCCCTTCAGATCAACCTGTCCGCCCAAACCGGCTCCACCGCTGTCACCTTCACCGCCCAAGGCTCGCTCTTCGCCAAATTCAGGTTCCGTGTTGCCAGCACCAGCAGCAACCCAACGATTGCCACGATCCGCAATGGCAGCACCATCCTTGGCAGTTTGATTCTCGTCGGCGTCAACCGCACCATGCGCACCACCGCCGCTGGCGGATCGAATGCCTCATCCTCGGCGACTCTGCCGCTCAACACTGATATTTACATCTGGCTAGAATACGTCAAAGGCAGCGGATCGAATGCCATCTGCCGAGCAGGATGGGCCACCACGGACAGCAAGCCCGCCCTCACCAGCACAGGCACACAGACCTGCCTGAGCAGCAACGGCACCAGCACCTCCGATGCCGATACACTCTACCTTGGACACACGGTAAGCGGAACTTACGAATGCTTTTATGACGTTGTTCAAGCCGCATCTTCAGCCTTTTAACAATAACGCAATGCAATAGAGTCCGCCATGACATGCCTCCCCTTGATCTTGCCCAGTATGAGTCCCTCTGGTCCATCTCCGAAATACCGATGGCCATTGTCGATCTTGATGATCGCTTTGTTAGATGCAACCGTGCGTTTTGTGGCATTGTGGGTTACGCTCAGCACGAGCTCCGACTCAGGACATGGAAGCAGATCACACATCCCGACGATCTCGAAGGAGACATCGCCAGCGTTGAATCCCTCAAGGCTGATAATGAGTCCGACGGTTACGGGCTTACAAAGCGATACATCACCAAGGACGGGCGAATTATTTTCGTCAGGCTTTCAGTCCTTCCCGTGCGTGATGAATCCGGCAACTGCGTTGGATTTTTCGTCTCTGCCCTGCCCATCCTCGCCGAATACGCCACCGGAAAGGCCGTTGAAAAATTCTCCATTATTGAGTGGATCACAAAAAACAAAAAAGATGCCGCAATCGTCACACTTGGCGGAGGGCTGTTTTTAGGCCGTGACACGATCATCGAATTGCTTAAACTGTGGCTGACAAAGTAACACTATGAAAAACTATAAAACGACTTTCATTGGCGCTGCTCTGGCAGTGCTCACAGTCGTGCAAAGCCACACAGAGAGTGGCGCGTCATTGACAGACTGGAAAACTTACCTGATCCCGGCACTACTGGCTTTGTTTGGCTATTTAGCCAAGGACGCAGGAGTCTCCGGCCCCAAAATCTAACGCTATGAAAACCATCCTCGCATTCCTCGCCCTATCCATCGCCTCCTGCACTACGACCACGGAAACGCGGCCAGACGGCACCGTCGTCAAGACCGAAGGCATCGACAAAGACGCTCTCGCCGCTGGGTCTGCTCTGGCTCAGACACTCGCTGAACGTAACTCGGGCAAGTAACATGGTCCCAGCCGCGCTCTACCTGTTCACAATCGCCTTAATCGGCCTTGTGATCGGGCTCATGTTCTGGTGGGTTGATCCGAATCGGAAGCTATGAAACTGGCTCAAAAGCTTACGGAATTGGCGCGCTTTGAACTCGGCACGGAAGAGGTCAACGGCACCAACTGCGGGCCTCGTGTGAACGAATACAAGGCAGCTACCAATCTGCCGCCAAAGGAGTCTTGGCCGTGGTGCGCTGCGTTCGTTTGCTGGCTAGTCCGTGAGGCAATGAGGGCCAACGGCATCAAAGAGTCGGACACGTTCAAAAGGCCACGCACAGCGGGAGCCTGGGACTTCGAGAATTGGAGCTTGGCTCAAGGCTCCGAGACGATCACGAAAAAGCCGCACCGTGGAGACATCCAAGCGGGTGACATCGTGATCTTTAAATTCTCTCACATCGGCATTGCTGAATCAGCCCCTGATAAAAACGGCGAGGTGACGACGATTGAGGGCAATACCGACGGCGCAGGCAGTCGCGAAGGTGGCGCAGTTCTCCGCAAGAAACGGCGAGTTGATCAAATCAGGAGCCGCATTCGTTTTACTATATGAGACTCGCGTTCTGGCAAATCTCCGCCTCGCTGTTTGCCATCACGGCCTTTGGCGTCGGCTATGGGATTCTCGCCATTGTTTGCTTGATGCTCGCTGACATCGTGATTGAGTGCATCGAATGAAAATCCCGCCCGGCTGGAAACTCTACGACGGCCCTAAAAACTGGCGTCTCATTAAGGGCGCGAAGTTTTGGGACTCACGATTCGAGCGATGGTGCCAAGTTTCCAAAGGCGCATTTGCAACTGGTGACGGCCCTATTATTGTGAAAGATGGACCCATACAATAACCCATCGCTCGGTATTCAGGTCGGCGGAAATCATTACAAGTCACTCAAGATTCAGCCGGTTGAGTTTATCACGGCAAACAAGCTCTCATTCCTTGAGGGCTGCGTGATCAAACGAGTCTGCCGCCATCGTGCGAAGAATGGCGCTGAAGACATCCGTAAAGCCATCCATGAGTTGAACTTGATCCTTGAACTCGAATATCCCGGCGAATGACTGACTTCGAGCGCATCGCCTCACACTTCAATTCGACGGCCAAATGCCGCCGCTCCAAAGATGCGAAGCCCCAAGTGCAATACGAGCCGGGATGCGTGTGGATCGAATGCCAGCACAAACAATGCAGTTGCCGGACGAATGGTCATGGGGATGAACCTCTCACGTCTTTTCTTGCGAAGTGGC